AAGCCAGTGGCCCCTTGAGCCCCGGTGGCGCCTTGACTGCCGGTTGCGCCTGTAGCTCCAGACGGCCCTTCGGCCCCCACGGCTCCCGCTAAATTAACTGTCCAATTACTTGCTGATCCTGAGCCACTGAATCTGACTACAGTGACAATCATTTGTCCGGTGATTTTACCATAGCTATCAACAGATGCATGCATGTGGTTTGCAGCATCTGAAGATTGACTTATAGTTATATGCTGATTTGGAGTATAGCTTAACCCTGCATCTACAACTAAAGTTTGTTTACCTCCAGGACCATAACCTATTGTAAGAGGTGTAATAGATGTAGTTTTATAGCGATCAGCAACACCACTCGCGCCTGTAGCGCCAGTCTCTCCTATACCTGTAGCCCCGACAACTCCCTGCTCTCCTGTAGCTCCTCTTAGTCCTTGAGTTCCTGTTGCCCCTTGGGGTCCTGTTATTTCAGAAAGAGCTACCAGATCTCTCCATACTGTTTCTCCACTATATTTCCACTGAACAGAATTTCCGCTTTTTCTAAGCTCTACCTGCTGTCCTCCGCTGTATTCACTAATTGCTTCTTTTAAATCTGCAAATCTGACTTTTCTGGTGCTAGCAAAAGAGCTGATGTTTTGGCTTACAATCAACCAATCTAGATCAGATAGTTCCTGAGCAAGATCAAGATCAGGTATTTGTTTAATTTGCGGTTCGTCTGCCATAGTTATATACTATAATACATATCGCAAATTTACAACTATACAGTTGAAAAATGATTCTTGAATTCGATGCTAAATGCTATAAATCTAGCTTGTCCAGGGCAGTATAATAGTCTTTTCTTTCTTCAAGATGATCTTTTGCAATCTCTTTGGCTATTTGCTTGTTGCGTACATGTTCACTCTCGTGAGCCTTACCTTTAGCCAGTTCTTTTGCTGGATATAGAGAGTCTGGTTTATTGTCTGCTGCTCCTCCAGCTAAAAGATCTTTAGCTATTTTAAACTTAATAGACTCAATCAATTCTGATTTTTTAACATATTCAGGCAGTTTCTTCTCTTTAGGAGTATGCTCGCTCCATTCTTTAGCCATTTCTGGATGATTAGCATACATCCAGCGTCTTTGAGCGTTTGATTTAAAAGGCATAGCTTTACAGCACTCAACTATGCCATTTAAATTTACTGAGGCAGCCCATACATTCTAGGGTTAAGCAAACGAGTTGCCTCAGGTGAAGCCTGAGTAGCAGGAGCAGTATTTCCTGAACTATTTCCCAAACTTAATGACGTAGGAGCAGAAAATGCATCAGGATTAACTCCCGCATTTGGCTGCAATAACTGATTGGATGGAGCATTCTGCGTTGGTTGATTGCCTTCTATGGCGTTTTGAATTTGCTTGCCCATGTTTGTGGCTTGTCTTCCAATCGCTGCAGGCATTTCGGCATACCGGTTTGCGGTATCAGACATTTGCTGTAATTTGTTTGCCCTGCCTCCTGCATAGCTTGAAATTCCTCCAGCTCCTTGCTGCATGGCTGTATTTAATTTATTGCCTGCTTGCCTAAAAGCATCAGTAACACCATGTAATTTCTGGGATAACCCTTGCCCACCCTGAACTGCACTCGGAGCAACTTCTTCGAGTGCTGTACCAATTCTCCCAGGAAGCGCAGCATACCTATCTGCATTGTTTGCAAAATTAGTCAATCCGTTTTGTACATCGTTTCCAACAGATCTTATTGCGCCGCTAAGTCGTTCACCTCCCCTGTTAATTAATCCTCCTATATTTCCTGGAATATTTGTTACTTTTTTGGCTGCGTTTGTAATTCCTTCTCCAACATTTTGAAATGTGTCCCAACCCAGGGCTTGTTTTTCTAGTATAGCTAATGCTGCATTTGAAGAAACATTATAAGCTTGCGCTCTTTTGATAAATCCTTGAATGTACGCTTTTTGTAGATTATTCATATTTTTTATGTTGTTTGCTTTTTTTAATTTTACCTAAATATTAGTTAGATGTCATCTGATTTATAGCTTTTTTTCTATTCTACGACAACTATAGGCGTAGGTCACTTTTTTTCTAACTTCATCAATATTTTTATTTATTTCATCCTCTTCCAGCCTTAAAACCACATAGCCTGCCTTTTTAAGCTTCATGGTAATAGATCTATCTTTGTTTTCCTGATCTGCTGTACTGTGATGCCAGTATTTACCGTCAGCAAATATGGCTACATTAGGATAAACAAACAAATCGGCTATCGTGACTCCCAAAACTGGCTTCTGTGTAACAAACTCTATGCTCATTTCTGCAAGCAGTGCTTGGAGCTTAAGTTCTATACCAGTTTCTTTTCTATCTCCTCCCAGATAACCCTTGATACTACTGCATGTTTTGCTGCAAGTCTTGCCTTCTCTCATCCTCTGAGAAGGCTCACGCCATATTTTATCACAAATGCTGCATCTGACTCTAGCTAGACGCATTTTTTCTGTTCCTCAATCTATCCTTCCACACAAGAATATCTTCTTTGAGGTTTTCGTTAATGCCTTTATAGTTTCCCAAATGTCCAAAAAATAGATGACAGTATACTCCATGTCCTTTGTCTTCGCACAGAGTAATCAGATTCTCAGGATCCAGCTCTAGTTCTGGATGAGTATGGAAAGGTTTGACATGGTGCACTTCTAGTTTGCGAGTACCCCCGCATAAAGCACACTCAGGATTAGCTTTAATATGATTTTTCCTAACACTAGCCCACTTAGTGCTACGCTTATGTGCATGATCTTCTTTGCCTTCTAGAAGCTCTTTTTCTGTGGTGACATTTTTAGCCATACAGAACTATGGAGCTATTGAGGGAGTTGCCGCAGCAGGAGCAGAAGGCATAGGGGGCGTCATGGTTGTTTTTGCAGGATCTTGAAACATAATCCTGCCTCCTCCTTTAAGAAAGTCATCTTCACTTATAGGAAAACTAGACAAATCATCTAATGTTGCTCTTGTTTCTGCATATGGCATTTGTGGAGAAGCTTTGATTGGAGCAAGCATTTTAGGTTGCGTCTTAACCATAGCAGGACGAGCTACTCGCATTTTGTTTGCTGCAGATTTTTCTTGCAGATTTAATGCTTTTAAATATTCATTAATACTTAATTGTGAAGGATGTTCATTGTTTTTCCATTTAAATTTACCCACTTGTTCAAAGGGATACATTATTTGGTAATAATTAGGTGCGTCATCAGCATTAAATTTTAATTCTTTTTGAGCTAACAATTTAGCTATCGCATCTTCTGGAGACATTTTTACTGTTTTATCGTCATAATAAGAATCAGATAAAAACTTAACATCTGCTCCTTGTGATCTTACAATATCGGTAAAATGCTTCGTAAGAGCAGCCACTCCCTTTGGATCTTTATAAAAATCTTTATGTAATTTATTAGACCATGGTGCGCCTCCGTCCAGCCATCTATTCATTTCTCCCATTTCGTCGGAATAGGAATATGCTGATTTATGTAATGGAGTACGTTCTGCTTTTTCAACTTTACGCTTAGGTCTGCAGCTGTCTTCAGAATAAGGCTCTTTGCCTGGAACAGGTTCATATCCTTCCCAGCACCTACCTTCTTTAATCATGCATGCAATCTTATCAATTAGTGCATCGTGCGCTTCGCCGCATTTACAATTCCATTTGCGCAATGATTTATTAATACGGCTATCAGGATCACTCTGCGCTTTGCTTCCTGTGTTCACTCTTTTCATACCACACATTCTAGAGCAAAAACTGTTCTGTCTTTTAGCTCTTTCACCTTTAGGCTCACTTTCTGTTACAGGAGCTTTGAGTGTTCCTCCTGTTTCGCGTTTATAGCTAGCTCTTCCTTTAGCGTTTAATCCGCCTTCAGGATTCTTGCCTTCGCTACGCTGCCATGCTGGAGAACTAGAAGATTCTTTAGTAAGCTTACTCCACTGCTTCTTATCAGGGTAATCCTTGTCTCCAGGTTTAGCTGCTTTTTCTCCTCTAGCTCTCTTTGCCCTTATGTTTGCCCACAAGCCAGGCTTTTCTGCAGTTTTCAATAGTTCTATTGCCTCATCTCTAGAATAGCCATATTCGGCTGCTCTTTTAACAAATCCATTGATGTATGCTTGTTCTTGTGGGCGCATAAATTTAACGCTTATAACCTGCTACGTCCATCATGTCAGCTTCGTTAGGTTTATTAACAGGAGATTTGTAGTTTGGACTGCCGTTAAATTTTACACCTAGACGCTGATATAGACTAGGATCAGCAATAGCTGCCGCCGGCTGAGGAGCGGCAGGAGCTGCGCTTGCATTTAATACGCTAGCTCTAGAAGGCATGGCTACAGGAGCAATCTCATTGCCTTTTTTACCTAGCGTTCTTGCAAATTGCGATTCTGCTCCAGCGTTGCCGACTCTAGGATGAGTAGCATTGAAGTTCTTGAAATAGTCTCCAACTGCCGCAGCTCCCTGGCTGAGCTTATCTCCAGCCCAGTTGATAGGAGCCATTACTGCATCTCTCACTGCCGTATCAGCTGGAGACTGTCCAATAGGTAGAGGACTATTGGCTGCTTTTAATAGATTCAATGCTTCTTCACCCGTCAATCCGTGCTCAGCTGCTCTTTTTACAAATCCTTCAATGTATGCTTGTTCTTGTGTGTTCATTATTTTTTAAGTTTGGTTGATGCTTTAGTTGTTCTTTTAACTGTAGTTTTTCTGTTTTTAAGTTCTGTATGATTTTTTTGCATTTCTTTAAACATCTCAAATTGCCACCAGTTTAACCAGAAAAATGTAACAGCAATACCCACATTAAGTACAACCTCGGTTGGAGGAGGAGTGGATAAAGTGATGCAGTTTGCTATAGCTCCGCAGGTGGTAATACTCAACCCCAACTTAGCCAGAACAGCCTTCATTCTATTGTTCCATATACTGTTGTCAGGATCTCCAAATATATGAATCAATAGACCGAGACCACTAAAAGCAGTGGTACAGTTGGCTATTACGTTTACTAGAGTTAGGTTGGTCATATCATTATTTAGGAGCTACTTTTTTGAAATGCATTTCACCTGTACTCCCTGGGTTAGAATCTTCCAAAACTTCTCTAATTTTTCCAGCGTTTGCCTTGTGGTGTAACACACCGAAAGAATAGGTTTTTAACAGGTTTCTAATTTCTTCTTCTGGTAATTTAGACATAATGCTTTTTTCAGTAGGTGTTCTACTAAACAGTTTTTTTAAAAACCCGGTTTCTTTATCGTAGCGTTCAATTTCTTTTTTTGCGTAATCATGAATTTTACTATGGTCAGTCCAACTGGATATCTGCGAATTTAAATTATCTTTAGACGGTATGTACGCCTCATAGTCAGAGCCTATCGGCTTAAATTTATTTGCATCTTCGGGATATTTTTTAAGATATTGATTTACGATGTCATCCTCAAAATTAAAAGTATTTTGTAAACTGTAATTACGTCTGTTGCCGATAGTGTCTTTGTATACCTGTGCTCTTCTGTCGGTCATTTTTTTTCCTGCAGCTATTAAATATTTAACTTTATCGGCATCTAATCCTGTAAATCCAACATCCTTAGAATACATATTTCTGTCTGTTACTGATCTAGGATCATGCGCTATCGCTAAATCGCCAGCTAATTTTAAAGCTTCCTGATTGCTATACCATATTCAGCCGCTCTCTTAACAAATCCTTCAATGTATGCTTGTTCTTGATTCATACAGTTTTTCTTTTAGTTGTTTTTCTAGCTCTTGGCTTTTTAATAGGTTCAACTTCTTCTTCTTCTTTGTGGTCAGGAATTAATTTTTTACTAAAATATTCTATACCTTTTAGGCCTAGGAAGCCAAGCAGAAAGGCAATACCATAATGATAGTGGCTGTCGTCCAGCTTAGCTACGGTTACTACAATAGGAGTAATATAGTTAGCGCTTGCTGCTCCACCTATAAGACTGCTTATAGTTCTGGGTAGGTTGTTGGCTGATCCCTTAC